GCTTCTTTGTTTTCATTGGTGGGGTATATGTCGTGGCCAAGCACCCCCCTAATTATAGTACTAGGACGGAGCCTGTGAGGCACTGCGCTAGATTTCCAGCGCATGCCCCGACTCTCCATCTTCGCGTATAAAGAGGCGACGAGTGATTGGCACAACGAGAAATCTTCGTCCTTAGAAGACTCTGCATCGCCTTTTGCACATTCCGCGTCCACCAACGGCTTCAAGTCGTTGTGCCACACAATTGAATTAACAAACGTCTGGTAATATGTGTTAGCCGTCATCCCCGTTGTGGAGAAATTGTGAAGCTTTGCTAACACCCTGCCTGGCAACAAGTACCGACAATCTTCCAGCAAGGCTTGATACATAGACATCCCGCTGGTAAACAGCGTATCGCTGTCCTCGCCTGACCAGTGGGCGTCCACGTGTTCAAGCCACAACTTCTTGAAACCTTCAGGTGTGTTCATGTCCATCGAGGCAACATCCGGTAGAAAATAGTAACGGCGACCTGATGGCAGAACAAATACCATAATGCAGTCGTCACCATAATAGGCCGCGCACGAAGTGTCAGCATTCAGCATCTGACGTCGCAGGGCCGTAGCTCCGCCATGAAAAAAGCTAATGCCCACCAAGTTGGTACAGCTTGGGTCGTCAGCAAAAGTCCTGATTTTCTTAGTAAAGTGACTAAGAAAAGCACCTGCTGCTACCGACGTTGTTCCCGGGAGGCAGTAATAAGCTCTGGCCTTATCCTGCAACCTGTCCAATTCGTGGAGTTCACTCTTCAACATGAACATTGCTGTGTCCCACTCTTTCTCCTCCGTGACAGGATCGTAACTGCGACGTTCTGCTATCGCAGTTAGGGCACTCTTGATCCTTGGCCATTCTTCCCTTTTGCTCCTTTCAGGTCGGGGCAGCCCTGAGCTTGACGCTAGGTTAGGCTTGTACCACTCAGGTGCCACTACGATGGTGGTAACCTGGTTTAGCGGCATGCTCAGACGTGTGGCAAGCGCACTTTCTTTCCAATCTCCTTTGTTGAAGACCGGAGAAGAAAAGACACCTTTCGCTTTCACACGGCTGACCCAGCCGTGTTCACTCCCCGGGTAGAAGATCCATCGGTCAGCCACTTCGAGAGCCCTCTTCCCAAGGCCTTTCTTGCCCACTGCTTGCATTAGCTCGTTCACAGCCGTTACAACTTGGACATCTCTGGTGTGGCGTGCGGCGGGAGCAACCCCTGGATCCCGAGAGTGCGTGCCTATCGGCTCAATGTTTGGAGATTCACTGTATAGCGCTTCAAACACTGCAGCTTTAGGCCGGCCCAGCTGGGGCACGAGAGGAGAAGATCG